GCCCCCGTCATCAAATGATATGACTGGCTCAACATCTTGAATAAAGCCAACACGTTCAGCGTAGCCCATAGGATCATTTTTAATTTGAGTTTGCATTTCAGTAAAAAACTTACTGGCTTGCTCATACCTTTTTACCTCAAGGGCAGTGTCAATGCCTTCACCGCCTTGATCTTGTATCCCCGATTGCAATTGATAAACCTGCCGCTCGACCTCAGTTAATGAACTTGTGCGAAGGCCGGTAAAAAATTCATCATCTGCTTGCAAATCTTTCATAGCAGCTTGTAGTGCAGGGCCGCGCTGAGGATCCGCCTCAAGGATTTCATCAATTGAATTACGCATATCAGACATGGTTTCTTGAGAAAGACGCCCGCCGCTTTCAAGAATGTCTTGTTGATCTTCTATTTTATCAACTACAAAGTCAGCTTGGGCCTTAACAGCGGCAACATTGCGATTGTACTCTGGCCGTAATAACCCATTTACAAAGCGAACACTTTGCTCAAAGTCCATGCCTGGCAAAGTCTTTTCTTTACTTAATATTTTTTCAATTTCAGCGCCTTGTTCTGCAATTGGCATTTGATAAAAATCAACAAGGGTTTTTTCTTTGATCGCCTTGTCTCTTACGCCGTCAGACCATTCAACAATAAGCTCCGGCTTAACGCCTAAATCTACAAGTTTCTCCGCGCCGGTCTTTATATCTTCATCAATTTCATCAAGACTGTAGCCTGGCAAAGTAGCGTTGCCAATAATTGACTCAGCTTCGTTTGCAGAAACACGATTTTGTTTTTCTTTGCGGAGTTTGGTTTGCTCACCAGTCCACCATTTAGAATAACGCATTTCCGCTTTGCCAGCGGCATCAGAAAGTCGAGCGCGAAGAATGCCCGCTGACGCCGGATCAATATTGGCTAACGCAGCCGGAAAGCCATCAGTAACGTCTTGAAGCTGGGACTGAATGGCGGAGAACGATGCTTTATTATTCTGACCCTCAGTTAAAATTTTAGTAATCTCAAGATCTGCTTCGGCTTGGATTTCTGCAACAGCAACACGATTTCCCGCCTCATACGCAGAGCGCTCTGCAACGGTTCTAGGGCCGCCTTGGTCACGAAGCGCCTCAAGTACCGGCTGCGCCCCTTCCGTGCGTATACGCTCAATACCGCGCCTCTCAGCCTCTTCTGCGCCTGTCTGGTATAAAAATTGTGACATTTGGTCAAAACTACGGGACACCTGTTCGCCAAGTTGCGCTTGCTCTCTAAATCCTGCAAAGTCTATGCTTTGAGGTTGTCGGGCGCGAACGCCCGCTCTTTGGTATCTCGGTAGTCTCGCCATTATGCTAACTGTCCATATCTATAAATACCTGTCCCAAGCGTACCCGCCGCTTGGAAAAATGATGCTTGTTGAGCAGCTTGCCCAGCCATACGGTATTGATGTGATTGAGTAGAGGCTTGCCCCTCGGCTAAGAGCGCATTGTCCGCTGCAATGTTTTTCTCTCTAACGCCTTCAGCCATTGCATATTGTTGCAGAACCGCCGCAGATCCGCTTGTTGGGTCAACTCCGCCCGCCGCTGATCTAGCAATAATCGCTGATAGATTTTCATTAAGATTGCGAAGAACGTCCGCCCCTTGCTGCTTATACGCGATGGCCTCGGATCTGCCCCTCATTTGAGCTTGAGCCGCTTGCTCATCATACATTCTGCGTTGTGCCGCGCCAGCTTGCAGTTTGCCAAAAGCGCTTACTGCGCTTGATACCATCATTAAAGGTGCTGCTGCTATTCCCGCCATATCAAGACCCCGTACTTAGTTTGTACTCCAAACCCAAAACCGTCATCGGCAAAGGATCTGTCTGTGTTAATGTTATTTGTCCACTATTAGCATATCCCAGCAAACCATGCGCGGTTTTTAATCCGGTGTATTCGGCAACACTACTTGGCTCACCCGCAACCCCAATTTTTAAATTCATAGTTGCGCTATTAATAGGCTGGCTTATGAAGTTAATTGTTTTAAATTTCTTAGTAGTTGCATATGAAGAATTAAGATCATCAAACGGTACAGATTCAGTTGTAAGTGTTTCGACTTGGAGCAGCCCATCACTATCTGTTCCATTTACGGTGATAGTCTCCCCGACTTGCCAACCATTCGGAGAACCTGCACCCGATTGAAGAATATTAGTATATGTAAACGTAACAATTCTTGCCGGTGTTCCAATATCCGCTGTTGTATTACTGTTTCCTAATGTGCCATCTAGCGTTTGATTGCCCGCAGAAAGACTTGATTTATTTGTAAACAAAGCATCATCATCATCTGCCAATGCGGTAGTATTATCAAATGAAATAGATTTGCCATTTATGGAAAGATTTTTTGTTTTATCAAGCAAAGCATCAACTTGGACAATTCGCTTTTTCATTCCATGAATAGAGCCAGATGAAAGCGTTGGTTCAGCGGGCATTGTCTTTACAGAAACAGTATATTCAAGACCAACTTCAAACATTGTTTGTGCTGTTCCCGCAAAAGTTATAGCGAATGGTAAAGAAGTCGGAGCCGTTTGATTAGCCTCAGAAACATAATCCACAATGACTTGCACCGATAAGCCATTAAAATTTCCAAAAGAGCGGCTTTGCACTCCCGTATAACCTGCGCCATTACCCGCTCCAATTGCGGCAACGTTATCATTTCTCACACAGCTATCGGTTGTTGCCGCGCTATTGAATTTCTCCAAGGCATACTTGCTTGTAGGCACATTGCTGCCATCTCTTATCACTCTTTTAACGATACAATAAACAGAGGAACCCTCTACCGCTACCGCAATAAAATCTCCATTTGTTGTAAATTTACTGGCGGCTACAACATTCTGTCCGGTGAGTATGGAATACACTACCATTGTGCCATCTGAGTTGACCACAAATAAACGATCCGCCTCATCAGTCGATGAAGCCCTTCGCACATCCATATCAATCGGGTCAACTAATAGATGCGATGAAAGCAAAGATAAGTTTTGAACTTGGTATGATCTTGTGTCGCTTCCAAACTGGAAAGCGTTGATCTGCTTGCCTTCCCTCTGCACAAATATTGTTGCACCGTTTAAATCAACAATTGGAACCCCAACCTTTGATCCAAGTCGTGTTTGTGGCCGAACCAAGAAGCTACTAGGCGTAATCGGATTGTCCTCAGACTGAACGACAATAAATTCACCGCCTGTTGTGAAGATGCGAAGATCCGCGCCGGATACGATATTCACAATCGCATTTAGCTGATTGGTGTTGATTGTTGTCTCGACGCTTTCATCAGCCAGGCCAGTACCAGCGCCAAAATTAAAGTAATCAATAACGCGGGAACCCCAAACCGTATTCGGCCTAGACTTAGATCCACCAAAATATAACCGGCCCTCATGGAATGTTGCCGATCTTGGCCAGCCTCTAGTGCTTGACCAAACATCCTCATACCCAAATTCGCCAATCCAGTTCCCAGCAGCAACAGCGCTTGTGTCAAAGAAGGGGACTTCCACCAACGCCTTCATTACCGTTGCGCTTGAGTATTCAATATATTTCACACGGCCAAAAGTATTTGTTACTTGAGCATAATTGCCAACCGCTGAAGCAGCAAAAGCCTCGACCTTATAGCCAGTGGTAGCGTCCGGCTGAGTAGTCCAAGCGGGATAAACAGTCGCCACTTTTGTTGAAGCAACATAGTCAGAAATATATCTTTCTTGGCCGGATCCAGTACCAGATGTCAGCGTTACCCACATACCGTTAGGCGCATCATCAGAGGAATAGTTTGTGCTGGATTTTAAGGTTATCGTGCTTGCCCCACCAGCTTGCGCAGTTCCGTTATCGGTTGTTACGCTTGACGCAGTAATTGTAATATTACCGCTTGTCGCGCTTGGCGTAATGTCAAAATCAGGAGAATGCTCATCAAGAGCATAGGCGTATTGCGGAGTATTTGTAATAGGTAGGTTTTCAAACGTCCAAGATGTATCAGAGTTTCGCACAAGGCGTTTTGTTTGAAGATCCTCATGGCAAAGAATTAAAGTGTCTACAGCTTGCGTATATTCAAGCTCATCAAGCATTGCCGCTGTAATGTCCGAAGTGGTAATAATAGCTTTCTGACTATCTGCTTTGTAGACATAGATGTAGCCAGGAACAATAACCAGCAAATAAGTGTCAGACACACTAAACTCAAAAGGAATAAGCTTGTAGTCGCTAAAAGCTGACGTAGACGAAGATATAAATTCCAAGCCATCTCTGCGCTTTACGCCGCCTTGAGGCTGCACAACCACATTTACAGCTTCCTCTAAACCATTTTGGTATTGCTGAAGATCAGTGCGCCCACGCAATAACGGATCTAAAACCCCAGAGGAAAAGTTAGACTGATACTGTGTAATTCTCATCAGCCCCTCGCCTGAATAAGAGTATAGTCCTCCACGATTTGCGTGCTTTGTCCGCGGCCATCAATGTTCATGGCCTCACGCAATATGCCACCACGACCAGACGCACCAGGCGAACCATATGCTTGAGCGCGGAAATAATCTGCCTTTGATGCTTGATCTGTTACAGTAATCGCAATCTCTGCGGCTAAGGCCACACGCAAAAACCGAATAAAGTAGGCGGGCATATTAGCCTCAGTAACGGTTGCTTGATAGTCGATATAAACAGTATCTAGGTTAGTGAATAGCTGAGTTCCATATATTTCCCATCCGTACCGTCTTGGCCGCACACCGCTTGCGCTGCTATCGAAAACAGCAATCGGGCTACCAATAAGGTCAGCGGGAAAGTTAAAAGCATTATCCCATTCATTAACCGGATCTGTGCTATCTTTACTTAGCTGAACTTTTTTAAGGCTCCAACTCCAAGGATAAACTGTCAGAAGATGGTTTTTAAGATCTGGATAAAGTCGATTACATGCGTCCGCTGTATCGCTTCCATCTGTTAAAGATGTAATTGCAGAAGCACCAAGAAGAACAAGGGCATCAGAGCAAATTGTTACATCAGTATCGCCAGTTGCCATTATAGCCCTCCAAGAGTTTAGAGGGGGCCAGTTACCCAGCCCCCAGGGGAGAAATTAATCACCGTCTGTTGCGGCCAGTGTCGTACCGTTTGCAACGTCAACAACACCACTTGCATTAGACAACACTTGTGTCAGTGTGCTGACCCTTGTGCCGCCGGTAGATGACACAACATAAATTAAATCGCCAACTGCCAGAGTGTCTGACAAGTCGTTGAAATAACCTTCTGTGTTTACATCCGCAATCGCATCAGTGGTTTGGTATGTGTAGATAACAGGGGAGTTACCTTTTTTAGACGGCCCCCCAGTTCCAAAACCAGTGCTAGAATAAGCCATTCATCAGTCTCCTTACTCTGTACAGCTAATTTTTACGATGCCCTCATCGTCAATTGCAACCGCACCCGCTGAGAACATTGAACTTACGAGGAACGATGTTTTCTCTGGAATGTAGTTTACTTCTGACTTCTGAGAGATGCTTTCAGCATAACCCATGCTGTCCTGATGCCAGGCAAAGCAAGAGCGCGTAGATGGCTTAGGAACACCGCCTTCATCACGATCACCCATTGTGATTATGTTGAAGCCCATGAACGAAGAGATCTCACCGCGAACAAGTGCTTTTACGGAAGCAAAGTCGCTTGAAGTAACCTCTGTTTCACCGAGCAACGCATCAAGCTGGGAAGAGTGCATCAACAATTGACGACCTTCAGCCGGTACGTTTTTATCGTTCAGCGCTTTTGCAGCCGCACGAAGTTTTTCGATGTTCATGTTTGTGGTAGATCCGCCAACACCTGTCGCAACTGTTGAAGGCGAAGATGCCGCATTAAGCGCATCGATACAAAGCTGATCCATACGACGAGCAATCGCCTTTGAAACAACCTGAACCAATTCACGGCGCTCATCAAAGTTAACGTGTGATTGATGGAAAATATCAGAATATTCTGCTGCGATATAATCTGACATTGTTGCAGTAACCTGGCTATAGGTTACGTTTAATGGGGTTACGTCAGTTTGTGGAACACGAACTGTTGCAACGCCTTTGCCAATTTTTGGGAACTTTACTGTGTTACCCTGAACACCTGTGCGTGTCCGCATTGTGCCGCGAAGCAATGCCTCGCCTTGGTATGCCTGTTTTACCTCTTCATCGAAAAGGGTTACAAAGGCATTAGTAATACTCTGCGCCATAGCAGAAGCCTCCTATTAGGTTTCAACTCAAAACGCTTACTGTTAGCCGATGTAATCGGGCAGTCGCTTGCGCGAAAGTGGTCGCGCCCACCAGTGGTTTACCACATCAAGGGGCCGCGCAGCGGTTAGCCCTTAATCTGCCTATACACACAAAATGTAGTAATTGCAACAAAATCTAGCTATTTGCTGCGGCCCATTGTTTTTCTATCTTTGTGCGCCAAGCGGCATCACTCTGCCAACGGGGGTCTGAAATTGCTGAAGCAAGATCTTCTCTTGTCATTTCGGGCGTATCAACAACCGGCGTTGTAGGTATTCCTTCATTCGTATAACCCTGAATAAACTTGGTCATTGCATTGATCGCATCAGCGCTATTGAGGCTGTAGGCTAAAGCTTCCCGCTCTGTGTTCGTCAATGACGCGCGGGTAATGTGGCGTTCAAGATATGCAATCTTTTCTTGACCGCGCTCACCAAGCTTGTTCATTTCCTGTTTGCGATCATACTCTATGGCTTCTTCGCCGGTTTGCGAAAACTCCAAGACTTGACCCGCAAGCTCTTCAAACGCTTGTTGCGAAATCCCATATTTTTCAGACCAGTCTTGAAACGCCACAACGCTAGGATCTTCCAAGTCGAGGCCTTTATCCACAAGATCCGAAGTCTCGTAGCCGTCCTTTGGCGCTTTGTGTTTGCCAGCCTTAAATGCTTTTTCAAGCTCCGAATAACTCTTTGCCAAGTTCTCAACATCAGGGCCATCATCATCCCAAAACTTTGCCGGATAAAAATCAGGCCGCTCCAAAGGTTCATCATTTTCAGCCTCATTCTCTGCGCTTTCTTCAGGACGTAGCTCAAAGGGTTGCTCTTGCTCTTGCGGCTGTTCTTCTGGCTTTTCAAAACTTACTAAGGGCGCATCTTCAGATGCTTCGATTACTTCAGCTTGTTCAGACATTATTACTCCTTTCCACCCTGCGCTCAATCAGGCGCACAAGCTCAGTCATGCCTGTTCTCACAAAGCCGTGACTGGGATCCTCGCCTGGATACCAAGATGGTTGTTCAATGGTTATCTGTCTCAGGTGATGTAACACCTTCTGACCTTCCTCAGATTTAAAGACCCGTCCATAAAGTATGTCCAGATCATCCGCCTTTGGCGGCTCGACAAACGCTTGACTTATTCCTTCCCAACCGTCTGGCGAACTCATTGCATGGCCTCTGCTACTGTTTCATCAGTGGGCATAGGTTGCTGCTGTTCTATCATAGCTTGCTGCATTTGCTGCATCATCATTTGCTGTTCTTCCGGTGTATTCAATACACGTTGGTCAATTCCCATCTTCTCAGCAATAAAAGAAACACTTTCTTGCACATTAATAATTGATTGCCCCATTGGCCCCATAGAGTTAGCAATCTGCATAAAGCTTAACAGATGGTTTACCTCTTCCATCTTGGGAGCCTCTGCCAAAGGCGATACTGGCGTAACCTTAACCTGAACGCCATTAACCTTGAGTGGCATATTGATTAAGCCTTGTCGATCAAGGACATACAAGATCCGAGAGACAAGAGGGTTCATTATTTCTGTCATTAACCGGCCAAAGGCGGAGCCAAGATTTGATGCAAGCTCACGTTGACGCTGTGCGATCTCTGTGGCCGATCTTGCTGACATTGTGTCCGGTGGAAGGGTATCATCCATCAAGATCTTTTTAATGTTCACCCTAAGATCCTGAATGACAATTTGGCTTGTGTTAAAGTCACCGGCTTTTGGCAATGGGGCCAAGGATGCACCTTGCGGCCCACCATTTCGGGCAACTGGTATAATCGCGCCTGGCTGTATTTTAATGCTTTGAGGGTTAAGAACACCATCATCAGCGGCCAAATAAACGCCGGAAATAGATAGGCTGGCATTCTTTAAAACAAGCTCAAGCGTTTTGTTAAGGGTTTTAATGTCTGCAATCGCGTCAACCAATGGGCCACGGCCATAAATCTCACCGGCTGTTTTGCTAAAGCGGGCAACAATGAACGGGCTGGACGGCATTTCACGATAGACGATCTCTTGCGACTTTGACGGCCAAACAACATGATAATGATATCGGCCTGTTTCCTGATCGAAAATAACCGCATCAAACAGATCTAAATCCTCAGAGCCACGACGATCTATTGCGTCTTGAAGTTCAGGAGTCATTTGTGCGTCTGGAAACTCGCGGGTGATTGATTCCGCTTTTATGCGCAGCTTTCTATAAACATTATCCACAATACCATAAGCACCTTCTTCGATGGCGACTAGGTATTGCGGGATAGCTAAGAAGCGGATCGGCGTAACTTCATCGCCTGGCATTATCATCATAACCGCTGTGCCAACGCTAAGATCCAGCAAGAACTCTCCCATTGCTAGGTCAAAACTTGTTTGGCGTAGTTGGTCAAACATTATATCTACATAAGCATCAAGGATCTGTTGCGCTCTAGATTTGTCTTGCTCTGGAACCGCCATGCCTGGCTCTAGTCTACACCAATGCCTATTGGGTGGGAACAAGCCAGATTGCAGACGATTTGCAAACCGCTTGGTTGATGACATCGCGGTGCTATCAAAGACGCGCTGCATCTTTGCTTTGCCTGGCGTTCTGCCTTCATAGTACCCGTTGTACAGATTTCTCTGTGGTAACGCGAACTCGTAACAATCTTCGTAGATTGTGCGCCATTCATCCTTGCGGGCTTGTGCTTTTGCTTCTCGCGCAATGACTTCTCTAGTCGATAGCTTAGGCATTTGCCTTATTCCTTTTACTTATGGCCGCTGCTTTCTTTCTAGCATCAGCCTTGGATGAAGCGCCCCAGGCGCGAAGTGAGAGCAATAGGCGAGTGGGTCGGCCTTTGCTGTCTCGCTCCGGCCCAGGGTTCCCCGCCATTCTAGCGAGGAAGGACGCTCGGCGGGGATTATCGCCTTTCTTCACTGGTGGTTTAAGGTTAGACCCCTCCGACCTTTTGAAGAAGGCGCGTCCTTTACGATTTAGACCGCCCTTTGGGTTTTGAAACGCTTTTTTTACCACGACTTGTTGCCTTTTTCTTTGGAGCCTTCCCGCCTTCCCAAGCCTCATTTACGTCTGGGGTCGATGGATCATCCGAAACCAATTGCCCTTTTTCATTTCTCGCGCGTTTAGGTTCGTCTTTATCTTTTCTATAAACGCGGGGATCTTCCTTTATCTTAGTCATGCCACACCCTGTTAAATGTTTAGAAGCAAACGGCGGCGGCGGGCGTACTTTTCACCCTGCTTTTTTTCAAACGCCTTGCGCTTTTTTTGTCCTTCAGCGCGTTCTTTTGCTAGTTTTGCCGCGCGTTCTTCATCAAGAACCATACGCGCAGTCTTGCGCTTTGTCTTATTGCCCTTGTTGGTTTTAAGGTTTTTCATTGCTTCGCGGCTGCGCCTTGTCCGTTCTGCCAGCCGAGAGCGATATTCAGGAGTTTTTTCTTTTGCCCCGATATCCATAAGAAAATCATCTTTAATCCGAGATCCGAAGGTGGTTTTCTTTGTCGCGGATCTGATTGGCTGAGTGCCGCCCCTTGGCATATCAGGTTCCTCCGCCGAGTTTTCTTGTTTGCTGTGCGCCTGGGCCTTCAAGTCGAGCCGGTGAGAATAGCAATCTTAGACCGCCACGGCGCAATAATCGCCTTCTTTCCTGCAATGCTTTCATTTCAGTGGATTCTTGTGTTTCAGCACGCTCCGCCGCTCTTTCTTGAGCCTCTTCAGCTTTTACCTCTGCAACAGCCGCAGGTGTTGCGGGTGTTGGTTCTGATCGTCTTCTGCTTCCGCCTATGCCCGCCATCACTCAAACCTCGCCATTGAATAGTAGTCCGCCCCCTCTGGGCCAAACTTTCTTAATTTGCACTCTACCTCAAACATTAGCGCTTTAGCAAACCTTAATGCGCGGTCATTTCCCACTTTTACGAAGATTTGCATACGTCTGATATCAGTATCAGACATCACTTCGCGCAAAAGCGCCCTTGCTCCGATTAAAGTTGTCCTAGAATGCCTATCTAAGCCTTCGCCTGGCACAAACCACGCCTCAACAAGGCCAGGCCAAACATCTCTTACGCCAAACACCGCGACAACCTTACCCCGACCAATAGCGGCCCACGACCATCCGAGAACTGAATTATCAAAAACATAATCCCGATAATATGGAATATGTTCAGCATATTCTTGTTCATGCGGCCCAAGCTCTATGCTGTAGAGATGATTAATGGTTAGCGGCACGATTTGCTCATCAGTCCGCATTTGAAAGTTTGGTAGCTGTATCAGGCTCATTAAAAAACGCTAAACTCAGTATCAGCGGAATAACTTTTTGCTGAGAAGGAATTGCCGTAATTGCCGCGGCGTAATCGTCTTTGCTCCCCGCCGCCGAGCATAAGATATCCAAAAGCATCGCCGCAGTGAGAGTGATCGTTTTTCACCGGCGTATCTTTAAACCGTTCTTGCCCAGCGCCCATGCTTTGCCGCTTAAAAAAGTACCCGCCACTCAGAGATTTGCGTAATCTGAGGCATTTCTTATCAACCATCAGGCCAGGTTT